TATCAAGTTACCCGCAAAGAAGGACAAAAACCGCTATACAGGGCTACCAAGTGGGAAGCTACAGAAATTTCATTTACTCCGGTACAGGCTGATATAAACAGCCGCGTAAGAAGTGAAGGCGTAGAAGTGGAATGGATACTAAAACCGGAAGCGACAGACGTAGCGGACCCGTCAATCGGAGCCGGCGAACCTGGAAGTATGAACGCCGAAGATTTGAAGCGCACATTGGACGCGTACGGTGTTGGTGTTCGTGCCGGAAGTATTACACCTACTGAAAAAGACGAAGAATATTTTAGAAGTCTGGCGAAATTCCCTGCAATGGGCGACGCAGTTATAGCCGCCTGGAAGGCGGACGGCGGTTTCCGTAGACCGATAACGCTAGCGGTTCCGTTGGATAATACCGAATTTGCACAGTAAAAATAAAATAATTACAAAAAAATGTAATTATTCCAAAAAATATATATATTTGTAGCATGGCAGACGAAAAAAAAATAGTTAAAATTCCCGCCCAAAGAACACGGGCAGAATTTAAAGCGGATTCATTTAACGAAGCCGACAGGACTGTAGAGGTTATTTTCGCTACAGAAACAGCCGTTAGAACTTTCGATTGGGAATCTTACGAAATGGTAGACGAAGTTCTGGTATGTATGCCAGAAAATGGCGATTTAACTAGATTGAATAACGGAGCGCCTGCTCTTGACAATCATAACAGATACGGCAAAACTTCTGACGTTGTTGTTGGGGTTGTCGAAACTGCTAGATTTGAAAATAATGCCGGTATAGCTAAAATTCGTTTCGGAAATACAGAAGACGACACTAAACTAATGGAAAAAGTTCGCGACAAAATTGTCACCGGCGTTTCTGTTGGTTATAATGTTTTCGAATATCAAGTTACCCGCAAAGAAGGACAAAAACCGCTATACAGGGCTACCAAGTGGGAAGCTACAGAAATTTCATTTACTCCGGTACAGGCTGATATAAACAGCCGCGTAAGAAGTGAAGGCGAAGAAAATACAGAAGCTACAATAATTGAAACCGTAACCGAAAATAATAGTAACGAATCTAAAGAAAACACAATGGAAAACGAAGCACCGGTAACACCGGGAACACCTGCAACACCTGCAGCGGCGCCGGCTACAGTACCGGGTAACGCTGACCAAACACGCGCAGCGGCTACCGAAGAACGCAACAGGGTTTTAAGTATTCAAAGTAAAGTAAGAATGTTAGGTCTTCCAGACACATTCGCAAACACTTTAATTGAAGAAGGCGTTAGCGTAGACGTAGCGTCTACCCGCGCATTACAGGAGTGGGAGAAAAAACAACCCGCAAACCCTGTACCAACTGCCGAACAGGTACACACTGACGCAGAAAAAACTAGAAGCGCAATGGCTGACGCCTTAGTGCTTAGAGTAGATCCGAATTCTATAAAAGTAATGGAGCCAGAAAGAATCCGCGCAGCGGCCGATTTCAAAGGGCAAACGCTTTTAAGATTTGCCGAAGAAGCGCTTATCCGTTCGGGTGTACGCACCGCCGGAATGACGCCGAAAACTATCGCTACTATCGCGTTAGGTGGTAAAGTAAGGGGATTACATCATACTACAGACTTCCCACTGTTGTTAATGGATACGGTTAACCGTACTTTGTTGGCGCAGTATGCACTACAAAATAGAACTTTTGAAGCCTGGGCCAGACGTGCCACAATTTCGGATTTTAGACCTATTTCTCGCGTTAGACTTTCGGAAATCCTAGGGGATTTAGAAGAAGTAAAAGAAGGCGCAGAATACAAATACGGTACTTTGTCAGAATCTGGCGAAACTTACCAACTGGCAAAATACGGTAAAATTATCGGTATTACCTGGGAAGCGATCATTAATGACGATTTGTCGGCATTCACTAGAATTCCGCAAGCCTTCGCAGCGAAAGCGGCGCAGTTACAGTCTAATTTAGTGTATAACACTATTTTGTCCGGCGGTCTTACTCCTATGGGCGACGGTAAAGCGTTATTCCATGCTGACCACGGAAATTATACCGGTACTGCGGGCAACTTAGGCACTGGCGGAACTGCACTGTCGGAAGCTAGTCTTACGTTAGCTTATCAGTTGTTTATGAAACAAACCGGCCCAGATGGTAGTTTTATCACTGTGCAGCCTAAATTCTTAGTGGTAGGTCCTAAAAACGCCTTCTTAGCTATGAAAATGACTTCTGCGAATTACACGGCTAATACACAGGCTAACGTACCAGTTGGCGCGTTGGTTGGTCTTACGGTTATTGTTGAACCTAGAATTACGAACTACGAGTGGTTCTTAATTGCTGACCCTGCAATGATTGACACGGTAGAATACGCATTTTTAGCGGGCGAAGAAGAATTATTCATCGACCAACGCGAAGGGTTTAACATTGATGGAATCGAAGTAAAAGCCCGTATGGTCTTCGCTGCGAAACCTATCGACTGGCGCGGAATGTACAGAAATAACGGAGCCGCACCGGCTTAGTATTCTGGTTTAAATTATTTATAATCGGGGCCGTAAAGGCCCCAAAATAAAATATAAAAAATGAAAAATTTTGTAGCAAAAGGGTGTACTTTAGTACTATTAGCACATTCTGGGGCGTTAGTTTCTGGTCAGTCGGTTATAGTTGGCGGAAATATTAAAAAAAGCGCTTACGGATTTTAGGCCGCAGCGAATGTCAAAACTACAGGTTTCGAAGCACCACACAATCGGGCAGCCAGACGCCGAAAAAAGGAATAACATGTGGCAGTATCAAGTAATTTTTCAAGGTACTAACTTACATGTAGAAGAATACGACCAGGGCGACGCCTGGATCACCTTATTAAAAAAAATAACTTATTTGGACGGCGAAGACACTACGGTAGTCCCGCCGGAAGAATCCTAAAACAGTAAAAAAATGGCTTATTTACACGGTGTCGAAACCACAGAAATAGAGCAGGGCGGAAGATCGGTAACTATAATTAATTCGTCAGTTATCGCATTGGTAGGTATTGCACCAACCGGACCGGTTAACGTTCCTACGTTGGTACTATCGCCAAACGACGCGGCCCAGTTCGGGCAGTTGTTACCTGGTTTTGATATTCCGCGGGCGTTGGATGCAATTTTTAAACAAGGTCCGGCCACTGTTATAGTGGTTAATACTTTTAGTGTTGCAGACAATACGGCGCAAGTTACCACGGAATCAAAAACCATCACAAACGGAAAATTAAAACTTACTGCAGCGCCAGTCGATACCGTAAGTATATTTTTAACCAACGGAACGACACCTTTTGCGGGTGTTGCAGGAACCGACTACAAACTTGACGCCTTCGGTAATTTTACCGCGTTGTCTGCTGTAGCTTCGGAAGGGTTGGTTTTAAAATTCACATATAAGCGATTAGATACCGGCACCATCACGTCCGGGCAAATGATCGGGGCGAACACTTCTGGAGTTCGTACAGGAATGAAATGTTGGGAATTAATTTTTAATACTTTCGGTTTCTATCCTAAAATTTTACTAGCGCCTGGGACGTCTGTACTTCCTGCGGTGGCTACTGAATTAATCGCCGTAGCGCCAAAGTATCGCGCTATTGCATTGATCGACGCGCCGGCGGGTACCGGAATTTCTGCAGGTATTGCGGGGCGTGGTCCTGCTTCTTCCATGAATTTTAACACGTCAAGCGAACGCGCCTATCTTTTAATGCCGCATTTGAAAGTTTACGACGTGGCGACCGATGGGTCTATAACTGTGCCTTACAGTCCATTTATGGCCGGCGTTATGTCGCGCGTAGATTCACAGGAAGGGTACTGGGTTAGTCCTTCAAATCACGAAATATTCGGGATTTTAGGACCGGAATACGTTGTTACTGCTTCGGTAAACGATCCGCAAACGGAAGCGAACCAGTTAAATTCCGTGGGAATTACTACGGTATTCGCAGGATTTGGAACCGGGACACGCACATGGGGAAACCGTTCGGCTTCGTATCCAACCAATACGGCGCAAAAGAATTTTATACCTATCCGCAGAATGGCGGATATCGTACACGAATCATTAGAACAGGCTTCGCTGCAGTTTATCGATAAACCGCTAACGCAGGCGCTTATCGATGCTATTCGCGACACTGGAAACGGATTTTTTAAGACACTTATCGGCCGCGGCGCATGTATGCCAGGCAGTAAGGTAGTTTATAACACCGAAGATAACAGCGCGTTAGAACTAGCCGCAGGGCATGTTACTTTCGAATTGATTTTTGCCGGTCCATCGCCTGCGGAACGCATCACATTTAAGTCGTATATCGACATTAACCTTTTAGCACAATTAGTATAATGAGTGTATCAGTTAACAGACTTACAAACGCTAACGTTTACGTGGACGGCGTTTCACAGCTAGGAAAAGCGGAAGAAATCAACCTTCCAGATATTTCATTTATGATGACAGAACACAAGTCGGTCGGAATGATCGGTAAAATTGAGTTGTTTTCTGGTGTCGATAAAATGGAAGCGTCTATAAAATGGAATTCTTTTTATACTGACGTAATGAAAAAATACGCGAACCCTCGCGGAGTAATGAAACTGCAGGTACGTTCCAGTTTAGAAAGTTACGACAGTAACGGACTGTTACAGGAAGTTGCGTGCGTGGCTTATCTTACTGGATACCCTAAAAACTTCCCGGCCGGAAACTACAAACAGCATGACAACGTAGAGAGCACGTCAAAAATGACGTTGACCTCGTACAAGTTAGAAATAGGCGGCGAGGAAGTTATCGACTTCGACGCAATGGCTAACGTTTTCAGTGTTGACGGTGTCGACCTGTTTGCTAATTATCGGGCGAATATCGGCGGGTAAAAAATCGTAATCATAAACACTATATAAATGGAAAAACAAAACCCAACCACAGCAGCGTCTAGTAACCCTAACGCTTTAACTGCCGAAGAACGTAACGAATGGTTAGAATTCGACCTTCCTAGCGGCAAAAAATGTAAAATAAGTAGATTTAAAGGAAAGCACGTCCAACAGGCTAAAAGACTGATGAACGACGACGGTTCCGATTTGGCCGAATGTTTGGGCGCTATATTGTGCACCATCGACGGCGCCAGAATACAAAAGGAAGACTTCGCCGAAATGGACGGAATGGATTATTTTAAAATTCTCAAACCAATAAACGAACTTTTTTTATAACGCCGGAACAATTAACATTTCTGGCACATTTCACAAACACGCCGTTAACTGAATTATTCGAGTGGGACGGTAACGAATGTTACTACTGGTATGTAGAATCTGAAAAACTACATAACAAATTAAATAAAGTGGAAGAATAAAAAAGCCGCACCGTAATTCGGTTGCGGTTTTTTTTAATACTTGAAAAATGTCTAAAAAAGAATTCGAAATAGCCCTTGTATTGTCGGCTTCCGACAAAGCGTCGCGCGTTATAGCCGAAGCGTCGAACCGTTCGCAGAAATCAATAGCGAACCTGTCTAAAATGGGCGACAAAGCGTTCGCAGTCGGACGGGCTACTGGTGCTATCGGGTTGGCTTCTGCCGCCGGTATTGGGTTAGTTGTTAACGCTGCGGAAGAATCCGAAATAGCTACCAGAAGACTAGAGCAGACATTTAAAACCATGGGCGAAGCCGACAACAAAGCGGCGACGGCTGCGGCTGCCTACGCGTCAGAACTCCAGACAAAGATCGGAGTAGAAGACGAAGAAATTATGATGGTGCAGTCCAAAATCGCCACCTTTAAAAAGGTAAGCGACGAAACCGCGCGTATGTCCGGAACTTTTGACAGGGCTACAGCGGCCGCGTTCGATTTGGCCGCCGGCGGTTTTGGCGAAGCGTCACAAAATGCCGTGTTATTAGGTAAAGCGTTACAGGATCCGGCGAAAGGTGCCACAGCGCTAGCGCGTACGGGTGCGTTAAACAAAGCGGACATTCCGCTTATTAAACAAATACAGGCTACCAAAGGACTAGGCGCCGCGCAGGAATACGTACTTAAGGCAGTTGAACGCCAGGTAAAAGGACAGGCGGCTAACACCGCTACTTCCGCTTCAAAAATGCGTATTCAATTCGGCGAAGTAGCCGAAACGTTAGGGAAGTCGTTATTACCGCAAGTTACTAAAGCAATGGCCGAAGTCGGTAAAATTGCAAATCGTTTTAATACCTGGGCGCAAAAAAACCCAGAATTAACCGGAAGTATCATGAAGGGAGTAGCTGCCCTGGCGTTGTTATCGTTGGGAATTTCTGCCGCTGCGTTCGTGTTTGGTGGATTATTCAAAACTATAGCGTTAGGAAGGTCGATATTTAATGCCATAAAAGCCGCACAGCTAGCCTATACGTTAGCCACTGCCACAGGCGCAGGGGTAACGGGCGGAATGACTGCTGCAGTAACTGCGTTAAATTTGGCGTTTCTGGCGAATCCTATAACGTGGATAGTTCTAGGTATTGTCGCGTTAATTGGAGCCGGTTATTTATTAATTAAGAACTGGGACAAAGTAAAATCTTTCTTTTCTGGTTTATGGGTAAGTATAAAATCCGGTTTCTCTAAAATGTGGGATTTTATTAAAAACTGGGGCGTTCTTATTTTGGGGCCTATCGGGCTAGTTATAAAATACTGGGACAAAATACCGGGATTTTTTAGCCAGATTTGGACGAAGGTAAAAGGTTGGTTTATGGGTGCGTTAAGTTTCTTCCTGTCTATACCTGCTAAATTTGTTTCTATAGGCTCCGACATTGTAATGGGAATCTGGAACGGTATAAAATCGAAGGCGGCCGCGCTGTTTAATTTCGTTAAAGAAATCGGAAGTAAAATAGCCGGCGCGTTTAAGTCTGTTTTAGGTATCGCGTCGCCTTCAAAAGTTTTCATGGACTACGGCGTAAATATTACCGAAGGCGCTAAAAAGGGAATTGAAAAAGGCAGCCCGTCACTGATCAAGTCGTCCGGCGGCATGGGTAGATCTATAGCACCAAACGCGGCCGCTGCGCGTGGCGGTAGTGGTGGCGGAAATATAACCGTACATTTTGCGCCGGTAATATCTGGCGGCGGAAATTCCCAGGATGTAGCAGCCCAGGTAAAAGCATTAATTCCGCAGCTAGTTAAAGAAATTCAGTCCGTAATGGATCGGAAGCAAAGATTAGCATATTAATCAATATTTTTTTATAAGTTTACAAAATGTACGCACAGCTAGGAAATATTATTTTTGAAGGATTGAACGGGTTTACTTCGTTCGAAGAAACCTACGCGGTTAATTATGCGCAGCACGAACGAATAAAAGGGAAGCCACGCTTGGAACCTGTAGGCGACAGCCTGGATACTATAAACTTTGAAATGTATTTACATGCGGATTTTATAGACCCTAACGAAGCAATAGAAACGCTTCGCGCGGCCATGTCAGATCGCGAAATTCTTCCGCTAGTTTTGGGAAGCGGTCGCGTGGTTGGTAATTTCGTAATACCGTCACTAAATAAAACTACTTCGTTCACGGATCCGGACGGCAACCTTATCGAAGCGACGCTGTCGGTCGAACTATTGGAGTGCTACAACGACGAACCACTGGACCAGGAGCGACAAAAAAAAATAGATAGAGCCTTCGCGACGTCCGACAAAAGTTCGAACGTTAGAAGCGCACTACCGCCGAAGTTGTCCGAAGGGCTTACGGTATCGGACAGCGTTTCGGATATCCAGGCGTCCGGAATACAAACCACGCAATACGCTACGGCCATAGAAAAAAACCCGGCGACGGCTTCGTATTACTCCGATAAAATCGACGCGGCCATGGATAAAATGGAAGAATACATAACCGTTATAAATCAAAAATTAACGGCTATAGAATCCTTAACCGGCATAACTACCGGAATACCTGCTGCGCTGTCTGGTTTATATTCCAGAATACAGGATATAAAAGCCGTTCTTCCGGTTTCAGATATTGCAGGTTTTAAGATTTTAAATAATAATTTGCAGAATTCAATAAAGGCCGTTAAAACTTCGGCCGTTGGTATCAATAATAAATCTATAATAAGACGCGTTTAATATGGAATTTTACGAATACATAGTAAAAGCCGGCGACCGATGGGATACCATCGCAGAAGCCGCGTACGGTAACGCCTTATTAATTAACGGAATTATAGAAGCAAACGTGACCACCGTAGTGTCCCCGATATTGGAAGCCGGTACGCGTATTATTATACCAATACTGGAAACTGCAGAAGTTAAGATAGACAGCGAACTATTACCGCCCTGGAAACGATGAATATACAAGGCACTGAATTACAAGTTTTATATAATTCCAAAAATATAACCGCCGACGTGGTTCGCTATGCGTTATCTGTTACTTATACTGATAAAACGCACGGCGAAAGTGACGAAATCGAAATCGAACTGGAAGACGTAGACGCGCGATGGCTGAACGGTTGGTACCCAGAAAAAGGCGCAAAGTTAACCGTTTCAATCGGCGAACTAAAATGCGGCGTTTTCGAGATTGACGAAATAGAAGCCAAAGGACCGCCGGACACTGTTACTATTCGCGGAATGGCTACAGGTATCGTTAATTCGCTGCGCACGAAAAAATCCGACGCGCACGAAAATAAAACGCTGCGCCAGATCGCCGAAAAAGTAGCCCAAAAAAACGGGTTAACTATTGCCGGCGAAATTCCGGAAATAACAATCGGCCGCGCCACCCAAAACCAGGAAACGGATCTAGGATTTTTAAAAAGAATAGCCGGGCAGTTTGGTATTATTTTTTCGGTCCGCGAATCAGTGATCACGTTCACTTCGGTTTATGGGTTAGAAAAACGCGGCGAGTCTTTCGTCCTGGACAAAACCGATTTAACAAGCTACACCATAAAAGACAAAGCCACCGGCGCCGTAAAATCCGCGAAAGTTCGCTCGAAGTCTGCAAAAGGTAACGAAAAAGTAGAGGCCGACCTGGAGTATAAAAAATGGCAGGAAGAAGAAGGCTACAAATACGAAGACATCGAAAACCAGGACGACGCCGTTACTCATGTACGCGTAGAAAATAAGCAGCAGGCGGAAGCCGTCGCAAAATCGGTTATGCATTTGTCGGCTTCTAACCAACAGGAAGGAAGCATAACCATAAAAGGAAACGGACTGGCTGTCGCCGGTAATAATTTCACGTTTACCGGTATCGGAAAACTGTCCGGCAAATGGAATATAAAAGAGAGCACGCACAAATTAGATAAGTCCGGCGGATATACTACCGACTGCGAAATTAAACGCCTGCAGACGCCTACAAACATACAGCGTATTTCGAAAGCGAAGAAAAAAACGAAACGACCTAGCAGCACGACAGTCGAAAATTATACAAAAATGATTTATGACCCTGTAAATACGGGTAATATTATTACTTTTGTACCGAATACAAACCCTTTTAACGAGTAAAAAATATGTCTTTAAGATTTGGGACCATTACGGAGATAGACGTCGCTAAAATGTACGCACGCGTTACATTTATGGACGACGGCATCGTTTCGGCACCGCTGCAAATCTTAACAATGGGCGCAAAGGAAAATAAATTTTTTCATATTTTCGATATTAACGAGCAGGTGGCTTGCATGATGGACGACGAATCTGTCGAAGGCGTAATTTTAGGGGCTATTTTCAACAATAAAACGAACCCGGACGGCGGAAATAAAGACGTCGTAAGGGTTAAATTTTCGGATAATTCCAGTATCGAATATAATCGGGCTACGCACGAATATAACATCGACATTAAGGGCAAAATTAATATTAAATCGGACAGCGAAGTTAATATAGAAACCGAAACAGCTAACGTTACAGCGACGACCGTAGCCGTAGACGCGACAGTGGTAAACGTGGACGCCGAAACGGTTAACGTCGACGCGACAAATGTAGCAATACAGGCGACGACAGACATAACAGGGGCGACAACGATAACCGGAAATTTAAACGTTGTCGGAAATATAGCAGCGGTTAACGTTGCGGCTTCTGCAGCCATTACCGCGCCTTCTATTTCTGGCCCAGGAATGACAATGGCAGGCGGTAACTTGAATTTTGCCGGCGAAGTCAAAGGAACGACGGTAGTAGCCGGAACTTTAGATCTAGGAACACACAAACACGGCGGAGTTTCCACAGGAAGCGGAACGTCTGGAACCCCAATACCGTAAAAAAATGGCGACAAAATTATCAGACATAACAGCGATTAACTGGCAAATATCTACAGGCGCTTCCGGAACCGTGGCTCAAGGTATCGACGACATTCGCCAGTGCGTGCAAATTATACTACTTACTACCAAAGGAAGCGACCCGCTGCGCCCGTTATTCGGGTCCGATATATGGCGACACATAGACAAACCCGTTAAAATTTCCGCCGCGTTAATTTCGGCCGAAATCATAGACTGTCTAGGGAAGTGGGAAGCCCGAATTATTATAAATAAAATAATATATGAAATTGACGGCGCACAAATTAAATTTTATTTATATTTGACACTGTTACAAAATGGAGAAACGGCAGAAATTTCATTTAGTATAAATGCTAATGAAATACCAAGCGACGAAGGCCGCGCGTTTAGTTCCGGTTTTAGTTTAGGTTTTAATTAAATTACGTAAAAAATGGCAGATACTCCGAACGATAATACGCCGCAAAGTTTAGTTTCTATTATAGACACGCAAATTATCGACAACGACACGGGCGCAATCGACCCCGCGGTAATGCGCGCGGTATTAAAAGCCATAGCGTTAGCGATACCGCTAGGCACAAGCCCGAACGCTTTAACGGCTTCGTTACCGCTTTTAATTGACGGGTTTACCGGTAATTTAAGTTTAAACGAAACGTTACTTAAAAATATGATACCGTTTGGCAAAGGGCAAATTTTTAAGCGTTCCGGTAACGTGAACTATGAAGCTATACAAACGAACGATATTTACGTCGGTTTTCTTCCAGGTTCGACCACTGTATTTATTCCGTTCGGAAAATACCTAGGCGGTGGAACTACGAATATCGCAAACTACGAAACAAGTCCAATAGATTTTTAACCAATTTTATATACAATGAAAAACATTTTTAAATTTTTACTTATCTTAATTGCCGGCGTTTCGTTCGGCCAAAACCAGACATTTACGGGCGTAAAAACTTTTGCGACACCGCCGAAATTTAATAGCGTACCCGTCAATAATTCAGCGACTAAAGTACTGGCGTTAAATCCGTCTACTAATTCGCTTGAATATATCCTAAAATCGACCATATCGCCGACGCCAGGATTAAGCGACGTTTTAGCGGTTAGTAGTTCTTCTTCTGCGGGTCCTAATAGTATCTTATTACAACCTATAAATTTAACCTTATATGATGCAGGTACTAGCCAATTATCCGGCGTAGAATCTAACGGGTGTTTTTATGGAATGTCTTACGGTCCTTATTTTATAAAAGAAGACTTTGAAGTCCCAACGGCAGACAGAACACAAATCAGACCAGACGAAAGCGGTACACTAGCGACACGCGAATGGGTAACGGCTAACGTTTCCGGCGGTGGTGCTGTCGATTCTGTTAACGGCGAAACAGGCGTTGTTATTTTAGACACTGGCGATATTCCGGAAGTCACAGACAGCAACTACGTAACCGACGCAAATCTAACTAAAATAAACGCTATCGACCAGGCTGTAAGTGCTGCCGAGAAATCGACGTGGAACGCTAAACAGTCCGCGTTAACTTTTGATAGTACGCCAACCGACGGAAGCACTAACCCAGTATCGAGTAACGGCATTTATGATTATATAGAAACGCTTCCGAAAAAAGCTATTTATCAGTTAACAGCAGACCTAACTAACGCGACGACTACCGACGCGGATATTACAGGTTTAACATATACTATTCCTGCGGGTAAATTTGTCGAATTTACGGCGGTTATACCGTTCGAATCCGCAGCCACTTCGACAGGTATAGGTCTAGGCGTTAAATTAGTTACCAGTGTCGGCGCAAATAACAACGTATTAGGAAGTTTAAAAACAGAAACGCGTATTAGTTCCACTACTGTAGGTATTGTCGTTAATCCGGTCGATTTAGGAGCAAACGCGACAGTAAGCTACGATTCACTAAGCGGGGTTTCGACAGCAGGCGTTACCAACGTGGTAACGGTTACGGGAATTCTAAAGAATTTAGCGACCAATACGGACGCCACCGTCCAGTTAGTTTTTAGGTCCGAAGTAGCGTCGTCTACAATAACATTAAAAAAGGGCTCCAGTTTAGCCGTAGACACCAAGTGACTGACTGCGGCGGCCTACGTAGACTATACAGGTTATAAAAGGGATATTTCGGCGGACGACATCAATATCGTTTTTGACGGGAATTCTTTAACCGAGTCACTTAATAATACAGGAGTTAATCAATATTTGAGCGCACAAGCGGGCGCGTGGTTCGTTGGTAAAGCAAACAGCGTCGTTATTAGTTCCTTCGGCGTTGGTGGTAGAAAATTACAGACAATCGTAGACAATGCGCCTACGAATATTTACCCACTTGTAAACCCTGCGAAATTAAATATTTTAGTTATCAACGAAGACGCTAACGGTATCTTTATCGACGACTACACAGCAGAAAAAAACCTGCAATTAATGAACCAGTACATTTCTGGCGCATATAAAGCGGGTTACGATTACGTTATCAGTTGGAACGGATGGTACCCGCGTTTACCGTTTGACATATTTACGCCTACGTCTGACGATTTACTAAGACAAAAAACGTATTTTGATTACGCGAATACTACGGGTAAATTATATTCGAATTACAACGTAGACGCCCGGACTGCTACCAATATAGGCGGACCAGAAGGACAGTCACAAAACGCCACATATAACGCGGATTATATACATTTAGAAACGCCAGGATACGACACAGGTCTAACGCCTGCTATAATTTACAGTTTTACACAATTATTTACATACTAGAAAAATGGAAAAATTAATTTGTTTTGGTATTGGCTGCCTGGGTGTAGTCGTTTACATGGTTATTAAAATGGCTTCGCTAGACGCAGACGCCAAAAATAGAAACGTTGATTTTTCGATTAACGACTATTTAAAAAAAGACCGCTTTAATATCCTGCTGTCATTTTTGGCCGTAGTCCTTTGGGTGGTTTTATTTGAAGAAGCCGTTACCGCTTACCCTAAAATACAAAATTTTCTTCGCTTATCATTTGCGGGGATGGGTTTAACTGGTTCGCTTATCATTCAGAAACTGAACGACAAATCAAAAAAATATATTAACGACCAGGCTAAAAATTAACCATGAACGACCACCATACAACTAACCCGGCATTATCTATATTTTTAGGTGTTATTTTCGGTATCGGCGCATTTTTTACCGACCACCCCGTAGCACTTGAAAACACGCTGCAACTTTTTAAAGTTATCTGTTTCGGAACCGTCGGAGGTTTCGTCGGCTACTTCGGAAAACTAGGCGCAGAAAGATTACACAACCGATTTAAGAAATAAATATGGCTTTACCTATTCCTATTTTTATCGAGCGCGATCCGGCGGTTATAGTCGCCGAAATGAAAGCAGACTACGAAGCACGCACCGGCCGAACATTGGAACCGGCGCAAGTGGAACAGTTACTTATTAACGCGTTCGCTTATCGGGAATTGTTGATCCGTAACCAGATCCAGGACGCAGCACTGCAGAACCTAGTCGCGTTCGCCCGTTTTCCTATGTTGGACTATCTGGGCGAATTGGTGGGCGTGGTTCGACTTACTTCGCAACCGGCGCAAACTACGTTATTATTAACGCTAGTAACAGGACACGGCGACGTCGTCATACCTTCGGGGCTTCGCGTTTCTTCCACTGACGGAAGGGCTATTTTTGAATTAATACAGGACACGCCCGTTTTAGCTGCAGACGACACCGTCGAAGTTATCGCAGTGGCGCAAACTAACGGCGAACTGGCTAACGATTACGCCATTGGTACAATATCGGTAATACTAGACCCGCAGCCGTATTTAGAAACCGCGAGTAATACGACTGTTTCAGAATCGGGATCCGACGAAGAAAACGACGACGCACTTCGCGAGCGTATACGGTTGGCTCCGAATAGTTTCTCCACCGCAGGACCTTATAAGGCATACGAATACTGGGCGCGGACTGCTAGCCCGCTAATTATCGACGTGGCCGTTGATAACAGGCACTACCAGTCCGGCGACACCATACCGGCCGGCTATTCAATCGGCGACGTTATTCCGGGAACTGTCGAAATATTCCCGTTAGTTGAAGGACTTACCACTACACCGCCGGAAATTCTGACGGCCGTAGAAACAATACTAAACGCCGACCGAATCCGACCGTTAAACGATGTTATTTTTGTAACTTCGCCTAC